TTGGAATGCTGTTGTTAATCTTGTTTTTCTCCGCCTTCACGGAGTACTCGAACTCCTCGTACGAGAAGTTCTCACTTATAATCTCCTTCATCCTTGTTGGCTTCGATTATTGTGTCTCCATGTGTGACCTTGATACTGCCGACTACCTCGATAATGTCAGGAATTCTATCGATGGTCGCGAACCCAAAGAGGAGTGACGCGAATTTTAACACGGACCCGTCAATCACGCCGGTTGGGGGAACGCAGAAACCGGCCACGCCGAGCCCTAGTGCGGTGAACAGGCAAATGAAGAATGGCAGCCCTTTTTTTAAGAGTTTCCTTTTGCACATAATGAAAAGATATTATGGGGCGGCGAACCACCCCGGTGGAAATGAAACAATCAAGTGAGGGAAAGAATGTATTCCGCATCCTTCTTGCACTTTTCTGCAAAGGCGTTGAATTCCTGGAACTCGGCATCGGCACCCTCCTCACCGGCGAACTTGTGGCGCATTATGGCTTCCACGTCGCTCTGGGAGTAGCGCGTGCGCACTAGCGCGTCAACGATGGCGGCTTTTGTAGGCTCGTCAATGTCAACGGCCTGGTAGGTGTAGACGGTAGCGCTAATGCTTTCGCCCTCGCCTGCTTCGTTCTTGGTTGTAGTCACCTCGGTTCGACTTTGTTCGTCGAAGTAGCAGCGGTATTTGCCGTTAGCGAGGTGGTCAAGACGGCGCTGCTCTGAAAATGTGAATCTCATATCAATCTTGCTTTTTGTAATGATTTGTCAAAGGAATATACCGAGCGCACGTGTGGCGCGCTATATAAGATCTTGTATACCATCTTACGCTCGTCAAAATGGCCGAAGTAGCCGAGGCGAGAATTGATGCGGCTTAGCTCCAGCTCTGCATCTATAGGCTCTCCTGATGCTATGCTGGCGTCCAGTTGACGTATATACTGTCTAAACCTTACTATGCTGGTGTTTGATGCGTAGCTGCGGTGCGGCTTTATTGCCGCGCCAAGGAAGATGTTCGTCTCAAATGCGTTGGTGATGGTGGTCTTCTTGGGATGAAGCTTCAAGCCCAGCTGCTTGTCCAGGAACTCCGCAGAGAGATCTCGGCAATGCTCAAGGTAGTCACGTGACTGATGAAGAAGCCTCGCGTCGTCGACGTAACGGTAGTAATAGCGGACCTTCAGCTGCCGCTTCACGTACTGGTCGAAAGGGTTAAGGTATATGTTTGAGTTCAGCTGGTTGATGACATCACCTATCGGAAGGCCAACGCCTGGCGGCTGGAAGCGCAGGCTCTTCTCGGGCTTAACCAGAGGGCAGAGATAGTGCTTACCCACGAAGCGGCATCCCTCCAGCGGATCGCGCTCAAGAAAGGTACGCAGAAGGTAATCAATGAAGTCGTAGTCCAGCTCATCAGGATGCCTCATCTGGTATTTGCCAAGGCTATACCAGATGATTTCATAGAGTTTCTTCCGGTTTATGCTCATGAAATAGCCGGAGATGTCCAGGTTGAGCACCCACGCATCCCTGGTGTAGTTGTCCGTCACTCCACGAAGGCCGTGCTCAAAGCGCTCAATGCCTTGCAGGGTTCCTTTGCCTTCGCGGCATGAGAACGAGTCATAGATAAAGTAGCGCTCGAATACTGGAGAGATGAGGCCGAAGAGGACATGAGACACTATGCGGTCGCGCTTCTTCGGAGAGAAAATCTCCCTGACCGTCGGATAGGTATTGACAAACCAGTCCAGCGGTCCCGGCTTCCATTCCCGACGGTACAGCTCTCCCGCAAGATTGCGTATATTGCGCTCCTCGTCCAGCTCGAACGCCAGGCTGGCATTTGAGCTGCGCTCGTGCTCGCGGGACTTGATGTAGGCAAGCGCCACAAGGGTGTGTATGTCGTCAAACTTATACTTCATATTCCTATAATTCTCTAAAAACCCGGGTTCTACAAATGCTCGGACGGGGCACACTGAGAAGCCGTTGGCGCGGTTGTTGGTGTTCAATGGGTTGACACCACCCGAATTGAAGTTCAAGTTACGCGCGTTGGTCTGCGAGTTAGACGCAAATGACCAATAGTTGCCATTGCTGCCTACGTTCGCGAGGGCTCCGCTATTGAGATTGCGGTAGCCGGAAGCGCCCGTCATGAGTGTGCTGTTTGTTGAATGCAAGGTTGAAATGCAGCCGTGCAGACTTCCGGGGCTACAAGGGAGACGGCCCCTTCTGATATATCCTCGCGGACAGATTCCGCATTGAGGGTGGCACACTGAATTTGTATCGTGACCGTCCCTGCCGGCTGCCACGAAGGCACGGCCGCAGGGCTTCTGCACTAAACACCCGGGGTTAATCTTTCCATTTCTCTTACTGTGGATTTCTCCCAACCGGCCAGCTGCGCTGCAACGTTTTCCTCCTCGCGAATGATTGCCGCGTAAGCCTTGTCATGGATGATGTGCAGCCACTGAAGAGTTCGTACCTTTATTTTAACCTCACGCAGAAGACGAATGTTTTCACGAATGCAAATCAGACGCATTTCAAGCTCTGATTCGTGAGCCAATTGGATGTTGTCAAGCATCTCAATGAGCCAGGTTTCTATCTGAAAGATGGGCCCTCGTTTGATGTTGATGGGCACCTTCTGAGTGCTCTTCTCAAACTGCACATATAGCATCCTTAGCCTGTTAAATACCGGTAGTTTTGAGAGTTCCATTGATTATTTCTTTCAATTTTCCAATGAACTTCATGCAGTCTATGGGCGTAGCGGAGGCTAGGTCAAAGTTCCTCACGAGGTCCTTGATGTTCTGCTCTCCGATGCCTCCCAGACATACGATGGAGTTCTTTATCTTAATTCTTGACATACGCATATAGCAGCGCGTCTAAAAATGACGCGCCGCGGTTAATGGTTTTAATTTAATTCTCGGACGGGGCACACTGAGAAGCCGTAGGCGCGGCCGCCGGCGCCCAACGGGTGGACACCACCCGAACCGAAGACCAAGTGACGCGCGTAGGTCTGCGAGAGAGACGCAAATGACCAATAGTAGCCAAAGCTGCCTACGCCCGCGAGGGCTCCGCTACCGAGACTGCGGTAGCCGGAAGCGGGGAAATAATTACCGACAGTATCACCAGAAGTGCGCTTGAACCTGTATCCTGTATCCCATGTGCCTACAATGTTGAATTGGGTAGGGTCTGTAGTATTGTTTCCAGTGCTTGTGAACCCTGTGAAAGCGCGGCCGCTCGGCAACATCCAGCCGACCGGACAAGGGTCGTATATGGTCTTTATGGCAGTCTCCTGATCATCGTTCACTCCATCGGCATTCAGAGCAGCGTTCCAGAAATTATTGAAGCGCGTCAGATTGTTCCAGTTGTGGCTTATCGAATCAAATCTTGTGAAGAAAAGGTTTGGGTTCTTGATGGCATTTGCCACCGTCTTGTCTGCGAGGCCGTCAGCATCGGTGCCAAGAACGCCCCAACCGCTGTAAACATTTCCGTTGATATCGTAGAGAGTCGCCTGCGCGCCATTGCTATTAACGGGAGCACCCGGGTCCTTGCGCCCCCATTGAAAATGAGGATTATACTGACGAGTGCGAGCCTCGTTCCAGATGGCTCCGAGATTCTCGCTCATGAACAGGTACTCCACGCCGGTGTAGTTGGTGAACTTCTCTGGCCCTAGCATGTCTGATGTCAGCCAAATCATCCAGGACCACATTATGACCCCAGCGGCATTTTTGACGACGAGAAGCGCAAGGCCGTTGGTTGCAGGTACCTGGTTTACGGTGAAATGGATGAAACTGCCTTCGCCTTCGGCCTTGATGGAGACTGAGCTTATCATACCCTTCGCCGTCTGCCATAAAAGAGCCGCGCTCGCTGGCTGGCAGTTGGCGTTCTTCTCAATCCAAGGGGATGTAATCTTATTGCCAAGATGATTGACAAAATCTGCCTGGTTCGAAAGGCCGAGAGAGGTATAGGCGGCAGCATTTGCTACGCCAGCCTTAATGCCGTTACCATACACAACCGGGAATTTATAATACCCACGCGTACGGACAACATAGGTGTTCGCTGTCTCACGAAGCACGAGGGAGTGGCCCTCGGTAGTGAACATAGAGAGGTCTTTCGCCGGGACGATGAGCCGGGATGCGTCAAAGCAAATGGGGTCTCCATCAACGGCATCGTGCACTACAACGTTCTTTCCCATAAGTACTGCCGGATCGCTGAATACCGGCAATGATGTTACATTGATTTCATTAGCCATATATAAAAGTGTTTATAGATTTTCCCAATTTGTTCCCCCATTGGTAGACTTCTGGATCCCAGATGCCGAAAGCCTGAGCATATAGCTGCCAACCCTTGCGACCATCATTAGATTCTGCGTGCCGGATCTACCTCCCGGACGCATTACAGTGAAGTACTGCTGCGCGTTATACCTGTATCCGAAGCCATTGGCGAAGATTTCCGAGCGCTCGGAGATGATGCTGACCACAGCGTCGGACACTGGGTCTACCGACATGGATATACTAGCCTCCGTGGTACTGGTGACCGTCACTGCAAGGCTAGCGCTGAACTTGATGTCAATCTGGTATTCGCCTTGCGGAAGCACTCCCTGAACGCTGAATAGCAGAGAGCCGTTCTTATTGAGATTTGCGCTGCCGAGGTTATATTTCTGGTCTGTATCTACATTTCTAGCCGTTACGAAAATATAGAACGACTGGTAATAAATTGTTACAACTGATGAATTACTGAAGCCAACGTTGACGTGCAGGTTAAGATCGCAGCGGACAAGGCTTCTTCCCGGGTTCAAAATCTCAAATGAACCCTTGGTGACAGTTTTATTGATGGAGATCATTCCGGAGGGCACTGAGACGTGGCCGGATGTTTCGGCGATATAAGTTTCCGGCATAATAGCCACGCTTGTTTGCTGCCCGGTAATGTCCGTGAACGCCTCTAACGTGTCGTAGTACTCTCCATTTATGGAAAGCACCGGGTTTCCTTCCTTGTCATATATGGTGAGCTCATTACCCTCGGCTTCCACACGTGGTGTGCCGCTGTCTGGTTCGTTGGTACGGAGCCTACGGACAAGAAGGTTCTTGATGAAGGCTTCGTTGGAGATGAGCTGGTCGATGAAAGCATTGTTCGACAAAAGCTTGTCGAGGAAGGCGCTGTCGGATGCAATGGCTTCCGCATTTATGAGGGTTGTATTGATGACTCCACCGTTTATTATCGTCTTCCCGGATTCGGCGGCAGCTACCATCTCATCCCATGATGCGTAGCCGAGCTTCCGGGCATAGTCCTCGCGGCTCGCAGAGGATGTGTCAGAAATGATGGTGCGTTCCTCATCATCAGTGAGCGCATAGATAGAGCTCTCGGCAGTGTAGTAGTCACGCAGGCGCTCTGCAAGCTCGTCCCGATTGAAGTTACTAGTTACGTTGTATCTGTCATTGATTGAAAGCCCTGACAGGCACTCACGGAGTGCGATGTAGCTATAGTCGAGCGCAGAGAGCCCAGATTGGTTGTATGTCAGTGCGGAACCTTCATACAACGCCAGTTTGCCTGAACCTGTAACTACCTTGCGGTTTTGGGTGATCTTCTGGGCGTGCATGCGCGCCGCGTAGTAGGTACCCTTGTCGCTAGTGCCGGAGGTGGACTCGATGCCGTTGATGGAGACCCACTCCTGGCGGAGCTTCTCCTTTTCATTGATGTCAAGCACAGAATCAGAGTTGATATCAGCAAGTAGCGCAAGGCCCTCATCGGCATTGGCCTTTGCTTCCTCAGCTAGAGCATTGGCGGCAGCAGCGATGAAATTGGCGAAGGTAGCACGCGCAGTGTAATAGGCTGCAATATTCGCGTAGTCGCTACCAACGGCAATGTTCTCTGGGCTAGCGGCAGTATACTTCGTGAAAGCGGCAAGCGCAGCTTCATAGGCGCTTTTGAAGGCTGCGAGCTTTTCGTCGTATTCGGTGATGTACGACTTATATTTATCTCCCTCGAAGGCGAGCTCTTCGTGCTGCTTTTTCACGTCTTCCAGCTGCTGCTTGAGCGCGGTCTTTTCCGTTGGGCTGATGTAGCTGTCAGAGGCCCAGTTTGCGAGCCTGGAATTGGCTGTGCTTGCGGAAGAAGCTGCGGCGGCCGCCTTTTCGTCCGCGGCCTTAGCATCTGCAAGCGCCTTTGTCGCGTCAATCTGCGCAGCATCCGCTGCTGCTTTAGCCGCGTCAGCGGCAGACTGGGCGTTGTTGGCCGCTGACTGTGCGTTATCTGCTGCGTTCTTTGCGTTGTCGGCATCTTTAGCGGCTTGGTCCGCTCTGGACTTGGCGGCCTCAGCAACCAGTTGAGCGAAGGTCGCGCGCGCAGTGTAATATGCAGCAATATTCGCGTAGTCACTCCCGATCGAAATGACGGCTGGATCAGATGCGGTATATTTCCCAAGCGCCGCAATGGCTGCATCGTAAGAAGCTTTGAATGATGCCAGTTTTGCGGCATAATCTGCGAAGAAATCCTTATACTGCAAAGCGTTAGCGCAAATCTCTTCATATTCCTTATTTACATCGGCCAGCTGCTGCTTGAGCGCGGTCTTTTCCGTTGGGCTGATGTAACTGTCGGAGGCCCAATTATTTAGCACTGTGTTAGCAGCATTGGCGGCGCTTTGCGCAGCGTTGGCGCTCGTCTGTGCATTTGCGGCATCGGTCTTGGCTGTATCTGCCGTAGCTTGCGCGGCAACTGCTTTCGCATTAGCATTCGACGCTTCAACGGCCGCCTGGTCGGCCGCTTTCTGTGCATCCTCAGCGGCCTGTTTGGCTGCATTAGCTACTGTGTTGTCAGTATACTTCGATGCAGGCTGCCAATGACTGATGTTGAATGCTATTCCGGCGGCTTTTGCGATCTTGCAAACCAGCATCTCATTTGTGTAGCTGCCGTATGTTGCGTTCACCCACAGGTCCCCCTCATCGTAGGTGTCCGATGCCGTCGGCGTTGAGAAGAATGTGCGGCGCTTCTGGTCCGCAAGGTCTTTGGCATCGGCGGCCGCACCAAGCGCTTCGCTGATGGCCTCATCGCGTAACGGTTCCCAGCCGTATACGCCGTACGCATCTTTCAGGAATCTGTAGCCGATACCGGTACTCCTGTCGTAGTATAGGTCGCCGATGTGTTTCTTGCGAATCTCATCAGTGCTCCAGTCGCCTTCCGGATCTCCAACGCAAGGATACTTGTCAAGCCCTGGCTCGCCATCGTTGTACCAGCTCGTAATGGCGTTATCAATCTGCCCTTGCAGGTCGCTGACTGCCGCATTCATCGCCGTCTGATAGTCCTCAATCTGGGAGAGCAGCTCTTGTTTTGTAGCATCAACCTTCCTGTCTATGTTGCTTGCGGCCACATCGCGCACGCGCTGTTCGCACTCGTAGTAGGTTGTGAGCAGCTCTGCGAGTCTGGAGCGGTCGAAATTCTCAGTCACTCTCTCGCGGTCGTTGAGAGATGCTGCGTGAAGGAACTCACGAAGTTCCATATAGGCTGCATCCAGCGCAGCGACACCCACGACATCGCAGACAAGTCGGTATTGTCCATAAGTGAAGGTCTGGCCATTGTACACGAATACGCTGCTCTCAACCGGGAAAGCGGAGGCGTCGAAGTTGCGCTTTGTTTGCGAGTAGGTGCCCTTGTCGCTGGTGCCGGAGGTGGACTCGATGCCGTTGATGGCAATCCACTCTACACGCAGAGCGCGCTTCTCGGAGAGGTCAAGGATGTCATCAGAGTTGATGATGTTAAGTATATTGTTGACCTTCGCCTGCGCATCACGGGCGGCCGATTCTGTCTCATCGATTCTCGCGGCCACATCCGTCCACTCATCAAGGTGCTCGAGGCCCGTAGAGCCGGCACCGATGACTACCTGGCCGCTGAACTTTCCCGCTTCAGTATAAATTCCAACCTCTCCGTCATTCACGCCCACGACGGTGACGAGCTTCCCTGTGAGGTTATAGGAGCTGATGCCTTTGTAGTACTCATCACGAGGGGAGTTCTCACCGATTGCCACTGTTACCTTCGCTGCCTGCCGCTTGGCATTGCTCCTGTTTCCGAGCTGCACTATGATATCTCCAGTTTCAGGCACATTGCTACCGGCATCGCAATCAGTATCCGATAAAACGATGTAATCCGCTCCGACCTCTGTCACGAGCCTCCAGTAGTACTTTGCCGTTGTAGTCCCCAGATTAAAGCGCTGGCATCTCGCCTGATCGTCAACCACGAACTGATTCGGTACCTGTCCGTTCTTTGTATCAAAATAGCATTTCCAGCCACCTGTAACGCGCTCTACGGCGCTCACTTCCATCGATGCGGGCGTATAGTAAACTATTCCTCCTTGATGCTTAAATTGCTGGATAATGAGCTCAAAGACCGTAAGATTTTTGCGGATTGCAAGCTCGTCAACGGTCATCAAAGAAGTTCCATCTTCCTTCTTGGTAATCTGGAATCCCGCTCCGAAAAGGCCAGGCGTGAAGCCCTTTGATGATATCTCGTCCACCTCCAGCGGAGCCTTCGGCCGGATCTTTATCAGCTCCTTTGAGTCATTATAGACAGGAGTGAACATTGAAGCGATAAGGCTGGTTGCTTCTCCGTCCATCTTGTAGATGATATCCAGCAGCTCTTTCCCGGCACCGGCGCTCAAGGCGTATTTTGAAACGGCTTCGCTGTAGTTGTCCCAAGGGCCGCACCAGAGTTGTAGGGCTTCTATGCTGACGTTCTCCAGCAGCCACCCCTTAAGAGACTTGAGAGATGCGGAATTCCAGCTGTATGAAGTCTTGGACTGGATCAGGAACAGGAAGTCGTCACCAAGCTCGGCGAGGGGAAACTCGTCAAGCCTTGTTTTCAAAAAAAAAAGATCTTCGGTTGGTGGCGTGGCTACATCCGGTCCGACAATGGAAAGAGCTCCGAATTTCTCAAGCGGGTCATAATTCCCGAGAGAGTCACTGTCCTCGAACCAGCGTCCGCCATCGGTCCTGCTCAAATGGTATTTGAAAGAAACGCTGCTTAGCTCTCCTTCAGTGATGTCGGTGCTCCACTCTTCGACGATGATTTCCGTCGCTTTTCCTTCGGATACAAGGTATCGCCCGCTTGCCTTAAGGAAATCTGACCATAATGCCGCGCCGCGCGCTGATGAGATATTGCCGGATTGCACCTGGAAGGACTCAATGCCCGAATTGTCAAGCTCGTGGCTGAGGCCATTGGACGTGAACACGCGGCTCTCGCCGTCAACGCTGCGAGTACCGACACCGAAGGAGACAACGCGGTCTTCAACTCCGAGTGAATTACAGAAGATAAACTCCTTCATCCTGGAGTCGTTTGACCCTGCCAAAATGAGACGAAGCGGGAATGATGCAAGATGTGCAGTTTCCCCTCCGCTGTCTTTGCCGTCAAGACTGAAATAGCAGTCGATGGCCATAAGCTTGGTGATGTCCACGCCGGCAGACTCGCAAAGCCCGGCAGGGGAGTAGTCAAGCTTGAAATACTTGCAGTCGTCCTCCAGCGCGCCATCCTCAATGGTGGTTTCTACGGGCTCTGAACCGTGGATGAAGAGTTTTGCTTTTGCGGAATATGTACCGCTGCTCCATCCTAGGAGTTTGAGACCGGAGGTAAAAGTCAGGAACTCGCGAGCGCTGCGCATTGTAACGGAGATCTGCTCTCTCCAGCTGAGCCAATGGCGTTTCAGCTCGGAAGGGCTCTTGCCGTCAGCATTGCCATAGAGCGCCTGGAATTCCATCGAAATAGGTGGCTCCGCGCCATTGTCAGCAGTGATGCTGATTTTTGGAGCAATGAAAGAGTCTGCGCTCAAAAAATCAGGATTGGCGGCTACCGAGCTGAGCACATCCTTCAGCTTCAGAGCTGCTCTGTATGCTACTCCCTGTGCTATAGGGCTAAGATCTATATCCCAGGAAGCGCCATCAACGTTAATTGTGACTCGTATGCTGTCGCTGTTGGCCGAGCTGATGACCACATCTGGTGCATCAGAGATGAATATAGGGCCTGATATGTTTTGCTCAAAATACATATAGCAAAATTAGCATATCAAGGCCCAATGGAAAGGACACTAAATGCGGATGAGATTGCAGTTGATTTCTGATGCTTCCCCGCGCCCTGCGGACATCCTGACGGATATCTTTGAGATTATGTACTTCCTGCCTGAAAGCCTGACTACGCGCCACAGTGGCAGGGCATACAATTCATATATGGACATATTCACGCTCACGCTCAGCTCGCACCGGTCCACGGAAATCCACTTCGCGAAAGACTTGTGGTACCGCTCGAAAAGGGACGCAGGTTCGAGTGACAATCCTATGCTCAGGTCCGCCGGCATTACGTTCGGATTGATGATGTAGCCGTTGTCGGTTCCTTGTAGTGAGGAAACCAGAGTCACGCAGGCCTTGGACGGTCTGTCACCCCCGACTCCAGGGATTGAGATGACGGGAGCCATACGCCTGATAAGGGTCTTGTCATAGCTGTAGTGGACTGGAGCGCTGGCAGCGGGTTCCAGGCCAATGGTTACGTTGCGAACGTTCTCGTCGGATTCGGCGGAGACCTTCGCAAAGCTGCTGAGCTTGTCGATGAGAACCTCTTCGGAGCCATCTTCGCCGGAATGCTTGCAGGAGTATATGCTTCCTGATGGCTTGTGTACAAGAGTGCGGTACTCCGAACTTGCCGCATCGAGGATGGCGCGCAGTGATGGTTGCTCTTCCGTTTCCGGATTCTCTGAAACATCGCTGGCATCAGAGCTGCCGGAGTAGCCCAGGGCATAGCTTTTCTTCTCTATCTTGGACATCGAGAAGATGTCGGATACCTTCCCGTCCCAGTTTTCCGCGTCTTCTGCAGAAATGACATCGTCGAAGCTCTTGATGTAAATCTTCCCTTGATGGATGAACACTGAAGAACAGGTCATTTTGCAGAAATCCTTAATCAGGTCTACAAGGCGAACGTCGGGCATGCTGTCTAGTACGTTCAGCGAGTAGCCGGTCTTTGTCGCCGGCTTCCACGTCGTCCACCAGGTACCAAGTACCGACAGGGTGCGCGCGATGGGCACAAGAGAACTGGACACAAGCACGTCAAGCCCCGCATCCTGAAGAAGCTTAATCAACGATACCGCCGGGATGTAGCCTTCGTTCGGCTGAGTGGTGTCCGGAGTATTCCTGTATTTCTTGTTAATGTTCTTTTCGCTGGCAGAAAAGCCATTGTCTGCTGACAAGGCCTTATTTACTATGAGCGGGGCCGATACACCGTCAACCCCTCCGGCAATCGTCTCCTGCATATATTCAATGCCCATTGTCCCGGAGCCCAAAGCCGGTAGGGCCCATAACTTCGTCGCCCAGAGAGACTCAAGGTCGCGCCCGCTGAAGGTATAGATGAGGTTCCCCTCCTCGTCGATGCCGTCGTAGATGAGTGTGCCGTTCATGAAATGGAGGCCCTGAACCACAAGAGTTGCAGCAAGTTCCTTGACCTTTGGCTCCGCCAGCATCGCCCCGAGGTAGCCGAAAGCCCTCTTGTTTGTGTGCGTCGGAGGAAAATTGATGTCCGTTGTCCACGGTGCCGGAATCCTGTCGTCATCGAGAATCGGGTTCTCGTATGTCAGCTCGAATTCGGCATCAGGGCTGATGTCCAGGAATGTGCCGTTTGCGATGAACTCTATCATAATGTTCCCCTTGATTTCATTCTGTTATACTTCTTTGTGCTCTCTGCGATTCCGTTAGGTCCGAGCATGGAGACCCGGGCTTCGATTGGGCTAGACAGGCATTCAATCAGCTTTGCCAGCAGCTCGTTATTGAGCTTGTCATTGGCTGATGCCGCTCTGCCTGATGCTTTGGCTGATGAGATGGTGTAGCCGCCGTTCGCAAAGCCTATTGCCCGCTCCGGACTGACAGCTTCGAGTCTCAGGTTCTTGAGGCGGCCCGCTACCCTCGCGGACTCTATGGCTCCGATAAAAGACCTGATTGAAGGATTGGCCAGGCCTTCAGCCGGGATGACATATTCTCCGCCATTCTCTCCGACCAGAACCGTAGGGCTGGCGATGAACCCGCGCGCATCCGGAGAGAGTCTGGCGCGGAAGCGCTTTCCGTCCTGCGAACGCTTGACGTTGACCATGCCTCCCTTCTCGCGGCCGCTGACAGGAGTTGCGGCCATCAGCGCAATCTGTGCTGCGCCCATTGCGGCCATAATTCTAGCCGGTACAAGGCCTTCCGGAAAGCCCCATTCAGCGAGAGTCTTGGTCACGCCCAGGGCTGTGTTGATAATGGCCTGAACGATGCTGAAGCGCTTCTGGCGCTCCGCCTGCTTGAGGCTGAGCGCCTCGGAGGCTGAGTCCTGCTCCTCCTGAAGCCGGGCGATTTCTGCATCGTACTGAGACTGCGTCATTAGACCCGCGTCAAGCCTTTTCTGAAGGTCGTCCTGCTTCTTCTCATTGTTCTTCCGGCTTGTCTCGAGTGCGTCATTCTCTCGGGCTTCTATCATCGCTATTGCCTGGTCTGCCAGACCGAAAGCCTCCTGCGATGCTTCCCCGGCAGCACGTATGGCAACTCCGAGGTCTTCGGCTCCGAATTTCCCCTCCTTGAGATTCTCAAAGAAAGTGTTCCATTCAGCCTGGCTAACGCCCATAAAGCTTCCGTTGCCGGTACCATCCTTCCATCCAGGCTCAAAGAGACTGCTCTGTATCTGTGCAATCTGCTTAATGATTTCGTTCAGCTGAGAGCGGAAGGAAGCAAGTTCCTCATCGGAGAGCTCCATGCCGTTTATGGCAGCATCGTTCACTATCTTCTCGAGCAGGGCCTTGGATTCCTGAAGGTTCTTGAGATCGACGGCCAGCAACTCCGCGCTCATTTGCTTCCGTATAGCAGACTCTTCTGCAGAACCTTTCCTGACGGCGGCGAGCCTTTCAATATATGTCAGTTCAATTTCCTGTTTCTCGAGGGATGCACCCTCCTCCATTTTGTCGAGAAGCTCGGATTCGTAGCCGATATAAATTTTGAGAAGATTCTTGCGGTGAACTGCTTCGGCTGCTTCAAGAGCGGCGTTATTGCCGGCAAGGGTCTTCTTCTCCTGTTCATAGCGTTGATTCTCAAGCGCGAGCTGCTTGTCTACACCTTCAGCCATTGCCTGGATCCTGAGACTTTCAGCCTTCTCCTGGTTGCTGCGCTGCTTGTCGGCGAGCTGTTTGCGTTTCTCGAGGATCAGGACTTCAATGTCGGACGACTCTTTGGCGTTACCCTTAACTGCGGCCAGCCTCTTCTCGAGTGCCTGAATCTCCAGCTGTGCAAGCTGGCTCTCATATTCCGCCTGACTTTCGATGATGCCGCTATTGTAGTCCTCAAGCAACTTTTTCTTCTGGGCGAGGAACTTCTCGTCTTTTTCGAGGGACCATTTGTCGGTGAAGTCGAAATTGCTTGTAGTGGTTCCGTCATCAATGGTCATATTGGCCTCAATTTTGTCATTCTCGATCAGGGTCTTTATCGTTTCCGCTGCTTTTTTCAGGGCTTCAACTTCCTCGTTTGCTTTCGAAACGGCGCGTTGGTCAGGCACAACAGTCTCGTCGCCTGCTGCGACTTCAGCTATAGCCTTCTGCATGTTTTCTTTGGCAATTCTGACTTTCTCTTCGGCCTTGGCGATGCGTTCTTGGATATACTTGTCGAGCTCCTCCTCGTTGTTTCCGTTGTCCTTATAATAGTTCTGGAATTCAGTTACCATCTCGTCGCTGGCAGCAGATATTCTGGCGCCGCGGAATAGGAGCAGAGTGAGTTTTTGCACAGCTATAGTCGCATAGCTAATGATTGATTTAATAATACCATCACTACCAGACATAGCCAATATTAAGCCTTCCCAAGCGGATTTGAATGCTTTTGTTGCGCCAGCTGCATTATCAAGCTGGTCGACTGAAATCCTTTGTAGTTCTCCATTTGTATCGCTAATAGCGTCCCTAAGTTCTAGCGCGCTATCAGCACCTGAAAGCAAAGTATTGAATGCCGCTACAGAGCGTTTGTCGGTCATCTGGAGGGTGGAATTCAGGTCAACTCCCTTTGCCTTGAGTTTTGCGAAAGCGTCAATGAGTTCCGGGAAGCTCTTTACGGGGCCCCCGAGAGCTTTTGCCAGCTTGCCGTTTGCGTCGGCCAGGTTGAGAAGTATGTTTCTGGTGGCCGTTGCGGCAGAAGATGCGTCGAATCCTGAATTTGCCAGAACTCCGAGCAGCGCCGTAGTGTCTTTCACGCCAAATCCGAAGGTCTGCGCTACAGGTCCGACAGTTGACATCGCCTCCTGAAGATACGAGAAGCTGAGCGCGCTCTTGTTGGTTGCTATGGCAAAGGAAGCAAGAGTGTCCTCGGTATCACTGGCCTTCAGATTGAAGATTCGGAGTGCCGCACCGGCGAAAGATGCTGCCTCCGGAAGGTCAGCACCGACGGCGGTGGCGAATTGCAGCACCGGCTTTTCCATAGCGAGAATCTGGCCCTCGTTGAATCCAAGCTTTGCCAGCTCTGTTTGAAGTAACGAGACCTGAGATGAAGTGTATTCTGTGGTTCGCCCGAGCGTTTTCGCTGAATCCGTTAATGCTCTTATCTCTTTGGTGCTTTTGCCTAGTTTAGTCGCAAGGACGGAATTGGCCTCTGTGAAATCCATTATCTTTTGCGCAGCGCCGGAAATAATGTTTGCAAAGGTTCTTATGCCCTTCGACGCAATCTGGAACATAGCTACGGCTCCCATCGCAGCTCTTCCTAGCTTACTAAATATTCCGCTAGTTTGGGATGAGCCACTCCTTAGTTCCTTGAGTCGAGCGTTGACGCTACTGAGTGCTTTATTATACTCTTTGAATTCTTCGGTATTTGGTTTTAGACCTGAAAGAACTACACGCAAACCTTTCGCCTTTTTATTAAGATCGGCAATAGTCATTGTGTTCAATTTTGATGATTTCCGCAGTTCGTCGAGTTCTTTTGTTCCTGACGAAGCATCAACCGAAACCTTCAATCTTATTTCTTCATCTTTGATCCTCTGGGCCATAATTCTTGATTTTCAGCAAAATTACCCAAAGAAAAAGATGTGAAAAGGACACTAATCCGGATAATTATATTCCTTGTCTATCCTGTCAAGTTCCTTTTTTAGTTCTTCAAGAGAAATCTGATTAGATAAAGCCATTTCTCCGACGCGACAAATCTCTTTATCGCGCTCTTTTATGCGCAATGCCTCCGGGCTATCATCCAATTCCCACTTTAAGCGCTCGATGTAATTTTTGATTTTCCTGACAATGCGATAGATGATGTACCCCAAGACCAAGAGCACAAGGACCGCGAAAGGTATGTCAGGCATTATGAACATAATCAATCACTTTTCACAAATATAGTTATTTATTTGATTGATTGTTTAGTTATTGGAAGAATTTTCGCGAAGTTCATTCACAATGTCCGTCACCTCCTCCCGGTAGCCGGCGGAAAGGCTTCCGAGAATGGAGTATATAAGACCATAGCTGAAGCGATTGTGAATGCGCTTTGACTTGCGGCGGCGGTTCTTGATGTCCAGGAACCTCTCATATATAGGATGCACTAGAGTCAGGGAGTCCTCTGTCGTGTAGATGGTTCGCCCGGAGAGCAGCTTTCCGGTGCGACTTTTGTACCCAGATTGAATGGCCTTGGTCTGAAGGTCGTAAGTCTTCTGGCCCTGGCGCTGCAATGTGTCCGCTATGAACCTTTCCTTCGCTCCCATCATTCAAAAGTCAATTCTATGCTATAGCCGCTCCACCCGCCGAATATCGAATATTCCGGGACCGTGTTCACGCTTGAAAGATCCATCCCTGAAAGAAGATCACAGTGGAAGGAGCTGAGGTCGTCAGCCAGAGCATCAAGAATCTTCTGTGATATTTCCAGCAGCCTGTCGAAGCTCTCTTCCGTGAGCTTTTGAGTCCTGGCGGCAGAATTGATCTTCGTGATAACGAAGATGGCCACGGAAAGCCGGGACGTAAAGCTGTCACTGTTCCGCCCCTGCTCGTGTTCCTCCGGGAAACTTATGAGCACCTGGTCGCCGGAAGCCCTTGACAGGACGCTCACTGCATTTTCCTGGTCAACGACAAGCGAGAAGCCTACATTCTCAAGGCCCGCCGGCCTGAAGTTGCGGAAGTATTTATTTGCGTTGATTAGCCTTTGAAGTCGCCTCATATCTTTTGTATTCCTTATAGTTAGACCATAAAATCTGAAATATGGAGAACAGCGGCTCGTCGTCAACGTCAGAGATGGAGCCGATTGCGCCATCCTTGGCCAGCTGTATGAGCAGATCGTTCCAGGTGCAGCCCGGACCCTTCGATGCCCCTCCGTCGAAAAGGAGCGACATCTTGATTTCCTCCCCGTCAATGATTATGGTACCGCGCTGGAGATAGTCGAGCGTGTAGCAGAACCAGGCGAGCGCGAGCTGCTTCCTCCATCCTGAGGTATGGCGCGAAAGGAAGCGCTCCAGCCGAAACGCGGAGCCTCCAAGAGATGCTGCGTGCCGGCCTGCCTTATTCTCCCAGAGCGCCGGCAGCCTGTACAATATGGCCACGCATTCATCCAGGTGCTCCTCGCTTCCGGTCTCTGCGAACATCTTCACGGCCATAGCGGCGTGGCGGAATTCCCCGAAGGTCAGATTGCGGCAGAGAAAGTCGGGGCCTCTGCGAAGGCCGATGCGCGGCATGGGGTTCGAGAGGCTCTTGAATGACAGGCGCGCAATATTGGAGGACTCGTCAAAGAGGAAGCCCAGTCGGTTCTCAATCATAAGGTATGCCTTCTCCCCATAGTCGTCATAGCAGGCTCTCGGAATCCTCCGGGCCTTGATGCCCAGAATCTTAAGCAGAACCCTGACGCTGAACTCCAGCGGAGACCCGCCATCCTTCAGGCATCGCTCGAAGGTCCTGAAGACAAAGCGTGACTGGCTTGCGGACAAGTCGTCCCAGCCCTCCGGAAAGTTCACATACTTCCCGTCTATTGACTCGAGCCTGATCATCACACCGTGAAATATTTCTTGCGCGGATCTCCATCCGGCACCGGATTCATTCCTGCCCATGGATTCTCGCCGCCAGAAAGCAGTTCGGCAATCTCGTTCTCGGCTGCAGCAATCTGGGAGTTCAGTTTCTTGACATAGCTGAGCATCTCTGACTCCGTAGCGCTGTTGCTGGACCTGTTGCCCTGGTAGCTTGGCGCGAAGCGTTTTGCGATGCTGAGCGGGAATACTTCGAGGGACCAGCGCTCGACGGCAGTCACAATGGCTGAGAGAATGGCGTGGCGCTGGCATACGCGCAGCAGCTCCTCATTTCCTGCGTCAAAGAGTCCATCCCATTTCTCCTCCCCGACCAGCTTCCTGATCCTCCCCTGGCACTCCACGACAAGGTTCTGCAACATATAAAACACATAGAAAGAGCCCTCAATCGGATAGACTCTCTCGAAATCCGGGAGAGTCTTCACGATTGAAGAGAGTAACGAGTGATTATTTATAAAGTTGGCAAAACTTTCGTTTTCGTTGGCTACAAGATAGCCGTAGAGCGCGTCCATCGCGCGGTAATACTTTTCCGTCAGAGCCCTCTCGTCCCTGTCAATCATCCATTCGAATGGGATCTTCTCATCTGCATCGAGCTTCAGCTTGGCTCCGCGATCATCGTGCGTCACGAGGTTGGTCTTCGAGAGCCTGAGGATAGCAAGTATGGCCACAGGAAGCTGGACAGCGCGGACAAACGCCTGTTTGCTCTCGCCCCCGGACTCATAGACCTCCTCGGCTTCAGCCACTACGTCCTGGCCGACCAACTGAGCAACCATGCGAGCGGCGTCGTCAACCTCCGGGCTGATGACGCTGTAGGCGCTTTCTGCGTGGAATATACCTGTAATCTGCTGGAGCTCTTCGCTGCCTTTGTTGTTCTTGTTGAAAAGCATGGCTATTGATTTTTCATCCGGTCGGCCGTAGATGTGGCCTCTTCGGTGTGTACGATTCGATGGTAAAATCCGGCGCGGATTCCCTTGCCCGGGAAGTTGAACTCTATGGCTTTGTTTATAGGCCCGAGCACCGTACTTTCCGGAATCTCCGTGTCGGAGCTCAGGAAGAGTTTATATGCGTAGAGCAGCTCGGAGCCGGAAGCGAGCTTTCCGTTGATGATGAGGTTGCTCAAGGCCGGGTGCAAGCCCATTCCTGAAGTGATGGCGGAGCTCGCAGCCTCGGAAATTTTCAGTTGCGAGTCCACAAAATCCTTGATCTTCTGGTCAATCGGGTCAATCTGCCAGCTGACTGTCTTTCCCATATCGTCGATGAAGTCTACGGTGTGGAAGAACTTTCCGGCATTCTCCTTTCCTGCGAGCACCTCGGTGAGATTGTCGAGGAGTTGCTTTGTTATTTTGGAGATTTCTTCTTCGATTTTTGCTTCGGACCATTGCGGATTGATATTGCGCAGCATCTGTCGCTTGTTGTCCCAATATGCCTGAGGAGAGTGAATGTGATAGGCCAGGTTCAGGCCGTTATCAGTCACATATTTGAAGATTGTAGGAATTTCGGAGCCTCGGATGAGCCATCGGAGAGCTCCCCAGTACTGAGGAATGCTGTAGAAGGTCCGCCCGAAGGAATAGCTGTTGTTGTATGATGCGGACACCGAATGCTTCGCCGGATCCTTCTCGTCGAACAACGGATAGCGGCGGGTACCGCCGATGCACTGGTGCTCGAAGTCGCCCGTGATGATGTACTTCACGTCCTCCGCCTTGCCGCTTGACGGCCATTCGAGCCTGGCGTGAGTCGCAGGGATGTGCTTGAGCTTTGCAATGCGTGCCGGACGACCGATACGGTAGCCGCGCTCCAGGTGATACGAATTGAAGAAGCCACGAAGGTACAGATAGTCGGTCAGCGCTGACTTCGCAAACTTCACTGCGTCCCAACTCTTCAGCCATGCCTCTATCTCCGGATCGTTCACCCACTCCTTGACGATTTCTCCGTTATGGAACCTGAGTTTGTAGAGGAATAGGCCCTGACCGAAGATGAGTCCGTGCTGGCGGTCAAGAACCCCGGGCGCAAGGTTGTTCCCGCCGATAATCTCGCGGATATGCCCCGGAAGCAGGTTATCAGGACCGAAAGGAGCCACCTGTTCTCCGGCGACGGATGCCGGCATGCTCTCCCAGCTGTCGGACGACAAGCGCCAGAAGATCGGTGATAAGTCGTCCCCCGCCCGGTTAGAGATGGTGTATACGTGCCCGTCCTGTGCGGTAGCCGCGTAGCTGTGCTCGCTAATCTGTTTTATATCTTTCATACCTCAATTTTTTCATTGTCGAAGGTCATCAGCAGAGGATGCCAGAAGCGCCGAGCCTCCATTGTGTCGAGGTTCAGGTAACGCTCCATCATCTCGGCATTCCTGTTGTACTTTTCGTTCTCTCGTTTCAGCAGCCTGGCGTTCGGCACCAGCACAACCCCTTCCGTGGTGTTTTTGGATGAGTTGTACGACATGAAAGAGAAGCTGAAAGAGCCTCCCTCCCTGGAGATGCGCCGCATCTCATTGATTGCATTATAGAGCTTCACGATGCGAAATTAGCAATACAGATGCAAGAAAAAAGGACAAACGAGGCTTTATCGGAAAAAGCCGTCAATCCGTTCAAAAAGCCCGGTGAAACATAGGAATTGCAAGATATTTTCAGCATATTTCGCTGAATTCCTGCATTTTATGAGCAAATACCTCAGAAAAGACTCGTATTTTCGCGCTTTCGAGCCCGGGCCGCGCTCTCGAAGCGGTGCGCTTTCACCGCTCTCGAAATGTGATATATGATGACGCTCAGCGTTTTACAATCGGGTCGAGGTTCGCGGCGAGGAAAGCCGGCCGGTCCTGAGCCAGCTCACGAAACTCCCGAGACATCGCGAAGTACTTGTAAGCATCAGACGGGTTCGTGGAGCGCAACGGCAGCTCCTCCGCCGGCAATCTCTCCGAGCTCTTATCCTTGTAGACGACCTTGTCCTTGACTTTCACTCTGGCGTTCTGAAGCGAAAGCCTCAAAGGCTTGCAGGCGTAGTAGTCGATTAGTGCCAGAGGCAAGCGCGGCACGCTGCCTCCCAGGAACTTGAGCATAAACTTGTATTCGTCCTGCTGGTAGATGGTGCCCTGACCCAGGTTCATGAGCTGCACGACCCATCCGGTCTTTCGGCCGGTCTCCGGATCGCATTCCAGGGCGCGCTTGAGTTCAGATACAGAATCCTTGCCTACCTTCTTGTACTGGTTGCCGGCACGGTCGTAGTAGAGATACAGAATGCGGCACTTCATAGGCTCGAAGTAGCGGATGAACTTGGAGGCTAGCGCGTTCACGTGTTCTGGTGGCAGAGTATATATGAACTTGAGCGCCCGTAGCGCTTTGCGCCCCTGGTATGTACCTTCCTGGCCGATGACCATCGAGCACATATTGCCGAAGTCCACGCCCAGCCTGAGCGGCTTTTCTCGGTCCAGATAACGGAGCACGCGGCAGTCCTCCTCGTCCCTGAGGCCGAGGCAGTCGTAGGCGTCCTCATCTATCCCGTCATAGTAGAAGTTGTCCTCGGTGAGGGAAGAGTAGAAGCGGTCTCCTCCGGACACCGTTGCGCGCATCGAGAGGATGGCGGTGTTCAGGTCCGGCACCTTCCCTTCAATGGCATCAGTGAACCAGTCGGCAGTCAGGATGTCGGCGTTAACAAAACTGGACATCCTCATATAGAAAATCTTCGCATCCTCACGGGAGCGGAGCGATATCCAGCGGGCGCGCCACTGGTTCGCCACCTTGAGCTTGGATGATGCCAGCTCCAGATCCGCGCGCTTCCCTGTCCTCATCCATTTGTCCTTCGCGGCGATGTACTCCCGTAAACACTCGTTGTACACAAGCCCGGCCTTCATCACAAGCAGTATGGCTTCCACGTTCACAGCCCCGGCGTACTTCGACATCCAGTCATACTCCCCGATGTTGGCGGTATTCGCCACGTCGGAGGTGAAGGTAACGCCGCGATAAAACACACTCCCTGAATATTCCGGGTACCCACGGTTCGCCTTGAGCAGGTTCGATATCTTCGACTCTTTGAAGTACTTGGCCTCATCACCGAAGATGTGCACATAGCTTCGACCGGCCAGAGTTGACGGACGGTCAAGGCTGCCGAAGGTGAGGTTCATCCCCGTGTAGAAGATGATGGTGCGCTTGTAGGAAATGATTCTGTTGCGCGGCCGCCAGAAGTGTTCCTTCAGCCAGTCCGGGAGGTCGGCGGTCTCGGCTTCGTTGAACTCCGGCGGTGCTTTCTCCACGACATAGTGAACGCCCTCGTGGTAGCCTTTGCGCTCGAGGCTCTCGAGGACCGTAGGGATGACGTTGTTAGTCAGATTGGTGAAGGTGTCGGAAACCCAGGCACAGGGAGCGCCTGGCATGTCCGTCATCACGTCAATCATCCTCTCGGTGATGCAGTCCGTGGTCTTGGAGGAGCCGCGCCCGAGTTCGCCGAAGAAGTTCTTTGAAGACACGAGCTTCTGAATCTGCATCGCCTTATTCATATACAAGACATCAGCTGCCTGCGTTTTGGCTGTGTTAACCTGCTTCCTGTGACTCATCTCTCAGAATCTTTTCCATATCGAAATCAATGATGCCGGCTTCCATGCTCAGACGGCGCTTCTCGGATTCCGGAGCTCCGGACTTATCGATGACTTCCGCGAGTTTTCTCCGGTCGGCCGATTCAAGTCCTATATCCTCAGGCTTGAGGGAGAGGATGACTGGCTTGCGGGCGTAAACCTCGGAATTCAGCTTCTGGATTTCCTCTTCGTCGAGTCGCAGGAGTTTAGACTTCATTTTCAGAATCTCAGCAGCCGCCATATAGTCTGCCGTGCTCTTGGCTGCCTGGACGGCTGCCTGGTATAGATTGTCATACATATCGGCTGTCTTCTCCCGGAGAGCTTCCCGGGAAATCTTCCTGTTGCAATAGAAAAGCTCCACGGCTTCGCTGTAGAGATTCGATGCCTGAGAGTGGGTGTAGCCGAATGGCTGGCAGGTCAGGAACTTCACCGTCTTGCGTTTTCCGAACTGGCGGTCCAGGGAGAAGATGAGGTTCAGCAGGTCGATATATCTCTGCTCCTTGTCTGAAAGGGTCCCCTTGCTGCCATTCGCAATGTAATCCTGTATGTTCTGCCAGAGTTTCGGATCCTCGCTTCCGCCGAAGAGGTCGAGCTTGCTTAGCGCGAATGATTTGTCGCGCATCATCCTCTGGTATTTCTCCACATCCTCTGATGACCCCTTCAGGGCGTGGTCGAGGATTCCAAGTTCAACACGTGCGCGCTGCTCCAACTCTCCACGCTTGATGGTGCGAGAAATCACTGAAGCCTGATTGCTGATTTCTCCCTGCCACCAGGCGTAATCTCTGATGCCGAAAAATGCTGCCATATCATCGGTACTCCAGTACAGAGCGCCGAAGCCGGCAAGGAGTTGCAATGTCTCCTTGTTGATTTTCAATCTGCCAGTGTCGTCACAGAATTCATCTTCGTGGATAGCTGGCAGATTCTTTTTGATTTCATCGTTCATAAGCTTTGTTGTATGAAGAAATCAGGCGGCGAACCTCGGCGAGCTCTCTTTCCTTGGAGCCCAGCAGTTCCCGTCGCGACTCGTCAAGGTCCGGCCTGTCTCCTTTACCCATACGGCGCTTCAGCCGCCAAATCGCCTGCAGAAGGTTCTTCTCCTTCTGGATGAGAGAGAGAACATCCATCTGCCTGTAATCCTTCAGGCGGTCCAGCTCTTGGAAAATCGGGTGTTTCCCGAGAAGGGCCTTATGTTCCTTGTAATGTGCAAATTCGGAGAAAATTTTCCGATTTTGACAGTAAAAAAATACGCAGTTTTTCGCTGCTTCCAGGCACTCTTCGAGCGAGTTCGCCGAAAAGAGTTTCTCGTGATTTTTGGAGTAATTCCTCCAGGCTGTAATCTTGTCGGCTGCGAGGATCTTGAGTTCTATCGGGCAGTCATCCTCGGAGAGGAATGGCCACTCGTCCCTCATTCTGACTGTACGCCCTGCAGTCTCCGCGACCGCCTCCCTGGTGATGCCGCTGAGCGTCTTTATTAGAAGAGGGCGGTACTTGTCAGGATGAGCCTCGACCATCTTTGCAAGATACGGGTTCGGCTTATATACAGAGAGGAGCCGAAGTCCTTCGTGAACATCGGCTCCAGTCTTTAGCCAAAGCTCGAGCTCAGTCATTCTTCGCGAGCTTTTCAAGTATAGTCACTACCGCCGGCCATCCCTGCTCGTTCGCGTATACGAAGCGCTTTGTGATGAAGGCTTCGATGATGACATTCTCGCAAGGATTCGACCTCAGGACCTTCGTGTAGAAGTTTCCGAATTCGTGAGAAACCATAAGAGCCCTCTCGCTCCGGACCTCCTTGATGTACTTCCTGATGAACTCTTCAGGGTTCAGCTGGTCATTGACGGGGAGGAACACTGCAAGCTCCTCTTTACTGAATGCCACCGGAACGCGTCCCCAGAAGGAGAGCGTCTTCACGTAGCAGTCAACATAAGGAATTGTCAGAAGGCTGAAGCTCGTTCTAGCCACAGGAATCAGGTTGGCAGGAACCAGCACAAACTCATTGCTGATTGCGTTATCCGCGATGATGTCCTCAAGCAGCTCACTGAGGCTCTGGCCCGCGAAAGTCTTGACGACTATCTTCTCGCTGCAATTTGCCACCCATACGGTGCGCATCTGAGCCTCGGTGCCTGCAAAGGCGAGCACCACAACCGTGCGATCCGGCTGGGCGTCAACGGCAGCAGCGGTCTCCTCTGAGGAAACTACCGGAGCAGTTTCAGTGACCTCCGGAGTTACGGAGGCCACCTCTGCTTTCTGTGTTTTGCTGGCCATACTAAGCGCTGGCTTCAGTTGCAGCATCTCCGGCGAGAGCAGGCATCGCTCCCTTGTAGGTGCCTACGACAAACTTGCCTCCCTGGTTCTGCTTCCAGACGAACTTGCGATTTGAGCCTTCGGACGAGTTGGTGTACTCGGCGGCAAGATAGAGCGGATTGCACTTGCTTCCGGCGAGTCTCACCCTTCCGGCAGCGCTGCCGTCGCACTCCTTCACGAGGGCTATGATACCACGGTTCATGAACGCCTCCGCATGATTGGCGATAGCCACGCTGTCTCCCGGGTGAGTGTACTCCACGCCCTGGGTGCAGGTCCTGGCATCAACCTCGCCGTTGGAATCCTCGGTAATGGAGATGGAGGAAGGGGTTGCGTAGATGCCAACGGCCTTCGCACCCTCCTTCAGGGTGATGTCTCCGACAACTTCGGTATTTCCGACCTCCCTGGTAGGTTCGGTCTCGATGTCGTTCACGTCAATGAGAATGACTGTCGGATCCTTGATGGTTGCCGCGCCGGCTCCGTCGGAGTTCTTAGGCACGGACACGTTTACATACTTTCCCATAATTCTTCAATTTTTGAAATTAAGCTCCCGGCTCAGATCCTTCCTCGGATGCTGCGAGAGCGGCTGCGCCGGTGTCCCAGTCGGCATCATCGGCAGCAGGGCTGTTTCCGATGGTTCCGTCACTTGGGTTGTAGTCGGCAGGAACGGATGCGTACACGGCCTCAGCAATGCGGAAACCGACTGAAAGAGAGTACTCGCCGATGATGTCGACGTTGTAGTGGTGCTCCTCGACCTTGTTGATGCAGTTGGCGGCTGTTGCGTAGTCAACGAGCATCACCATATTGGTCTTAGGGGTGCAGAAGAGGATAGGTGAGCCGTACATACACTTCATCGGCTGGAACTCGAAGGTGGTGAACCTGATGTTGCGGCCAATGCTGGTACCGGTGTACTTTCCGTTCACGGCGTAATCCTGAGCCTGGTAGTGCTGGAGGAACTGTTCGGAGCAGTAGATGAGAGGGGAGTTCACGAAGTACTTGCTGATGGCTTTCACGAAGCTTGCCACGTAGTCGATGAGTTCCTGGCCCTTGAGGGTGAACGGATCCTTCGCGTTCTTGTAGTGGTTGAACTTCTTGGCACTAGCCTTCTTGTCCTCGACAAGTATGGTTTCGATACCGTCCATGCTGCTGATTGCGCTGGTGCCGGCGGAACCCTCGGCAGCATCTGCAGAAGGCTCTACATACTTGCCCTTGCCGAGCATCACGCGGGTGATGTCATCCTGCACCTTCGGCATAATCATATTTTCGATGATATACCTGGCGACTGGCTGCTGTGAAGGAGTCTTGCCCTGCTCGTAAAGATAGGTGAGCCAGCTCTTGATGATGTCGGCAGGCTTGAAGCTGACATTGATCTTGTGGCGGCGGTAAGGAATGGTTACCGGGGTGAACTTCGCTGAGCCCTTAGGAGTCCAGACTGGAGTGAAGGCCTGAGAGACCTCGGTGAAAAGGGAAGCGGTTGCCTTGTAATCAGTGTTGCTCTGTTCACGGGTGAAGAGAGGGGAGTCAGGAAGACCGAGATAGATGTTCCTGTTGAAGATGTCCAGACGAACACGAGGAGGCATAGAGCCCTTGAATTCCTGATTGAGGTCAGCAACGTCAATGCTGCTGCCTTCAAGCTGCCTGAAGTCCATCGGGTTCTCGGATGCGAGAGCCTTCGCGATGCTCTTGTAGTGAGCAGCTGCGAGGTTGACGGCATAGCTGCCAGGAATGATGGTAGTCGAGGCATTGGCCTTAGGATCGGACTCCGGCTCCCTGGCCAGCTCCTCAATGTCGCTGCGAAGCTGGGCAATGACGTTATCCTTGTCCTTGACAAGCTGCTCGGCCTTGAACCTTACAGCCTCATCGAAGAGCTCGGTGGAGGTCTGCTCTCCCTGCTCGTTGAAGTTAAGCGACTTCAGCTTCGTGAGGAAGTGGTCGCCATACAAAGCGGCAATCTGGCGCTCCTCATCCTCGGAGAGCTCCACGTTGCCTTCATCGGAAACGGACATGCTGTCCTTCCCGAAAATGCGCGCAACAAGATTGGACATCTTGCTGTTGCCGAGCTTGGCTCCAAGCTCTTTGGCGGTGATTGTTTTCTTGCTCATATTATTACACTAATTGAAAAAAGGTTATCTGTTTGCTTCATCGCGGATGTAGACGTTCTCAACACAGTCGTCAAGGTCCATCATTGCGTCGGCGAGCCCCACATTAATTGCGTCAGTAGCGGTGAACGTAGCGCCGGTCATCACGCCATCGCTGTCTGCCTTCAGGTTCGGGCGTCCGGCGAGTACGGCCGAATGGAACTCCGCTACAAGCTTGGAGAGCTCCTTCTGCATCTTCTCCGGCTTGCCGTCAAGAGCTTCCCTCACTGCGGCGTTTTTGTCCGGTGATTCTTTGGCGTAGACGTTCACGATCCTCCGCCCACTCTCGTCGGTGCTCTCGTCGAGAATCTGGGCATAAGCTCCGATGCTTCCGACAGTTGAAAGAAGGTTGTCTACGAAGATGCTCTCGCACTGGGATGCTACCCAGTAGGCGGCAGAGCAGCAAGTATCCACGTGAGCGATGATGGGCTTTCCGGCATCGCGGATCTTGCGTATGGCCTGGACAAGCGGGGCCACGGCGTTGGCACATCCTCCTCCGGAGTCGATGTCCAGGATGAAGCCTACGACCTCATCCTGGGAAAGGAGCTTCAGCATCTTATTTGCGATGGTGGTGGTGCCATAGCTGGTGCAGGTGTCATATTTGGTCATTGGCCCGTGCAGCGGCACGATCATCACTACTTTCTGAATTTCCTTCTCTGTCTTGTCCGGCATCGGGCCATCATCATCACAGTAGAGCGCCTGCGTGACTTCAAATTCAGGAATGTCCGTGCGCGCTGCAAGGTTCTTGTCGAGAAAAGAAGCGACGCTCGGAAGGAATGCTTCCGCGCCGTCAATCAGCCACAACCCCCTACGCAGGTCGAGGGCCAGCTGCAAGTTGTTCATCATTTTTGGCATTACGATTCGTTTTTACAAAAATCGCTAATGCCGCGCAAATGGAAAGGACACTAATAAACAGAGCTGATCCAGGTAGCAGAAACGGTGATGCGGTCGCCTCGGTCAACATTCAGGCGTACTGGCAGCTCATCGGTCCCCATCCTGAAGTTCTTCCCGTCGTCAGTTGAAACAATCAGGTTCAGATCACCGGCTAAACTGTAGTCAAGAATGCGGATGCAATCATTGATGGCGGCGCTCAGTTCGGCCGTCACTATGGCTCCGTTTTCTGTATCCTCAAAGCTGATGTTTAGCTCTCCGGTTCCGGGAATCATAAGCATGTCATAAAAAGTGCCGGTACTGCGTGCGTGCCTGTACACAATTTTAGTCACCTGGTGTCTCATTTGATTTCAGTCCTGTATAGTCAATAGATTCGTTAATATAGTAGGCCTTTCGGAGCAGCTTGCGTCGAATCTCCTCGAGGCTCTTGAGTTCTTTCCTGTATACGCGCTTGTGCAGGGAGTCGTAGCTCTCTGCTGCCAGATTGCGCGAGAGGATGAAAGCCTCAATGATGTCCATTTTCCGCATCCCGAGCTGTTCGCCCCTCCGGTAATAACCGGCGAACTCGATGTCAAATTCCGCCTGAAGCGCGAGGTTGATTCTGGACATTGAAGACTTCGTGAAAGAAACCCAGCGCCCTTCTATCGCGGAGCTTGCATTGCGGCTGTAAGGGATGGCGATGCCGAGGACGTGTTCTCCTTCTGGGTCAAAGGCAAAGGGCGCAGCTTCGGCGAGCGCAATGATGAGAGATCCGGTCGGATGAGTGGTACTTATACGACACAGACCGTCCTCCGGATCCGGAGGAAAGATGTATTTGAAATAGTCCGCGAGAAGCGAAGACTTGATTGAAATGCGACTTGTCGTCATTGGCACCTTTACGATTTTGGTGCGCTCTTCGACTACAAAGATAATAATTTTGACGCCAACGATGAAAGAGTTAGTGAAAAAAATTGACGCTTTGACGCCACGCCTGTAAGTATTTATGTTTCAAAATATTGGCGGAGTCAAATTGCTTTTTGCCCCGCTTGACGCAGGGGAAGCCCAAAACCGCCGTAACTCATTGATTATTAAGGCGGTCAAAATTTTAAGAAGGTTTTTCGGGGCGAGAGCTGATTTTAGGGGTGCGTCACGGCCTAGTTGAAAAAATTGACGCCGTTAACTTGTTGATATATAACCTATTATAAAGGCGGGTCAAAAGGTCAATAACTTTTCAACTAATTTTCGTGTCATCAAGAAAAATATATTGACCGGATACGAAAAAGCCCCCGGAATGCTCCGGGGGCTGCCATCATTGTGACGCTACCAAACAATCAGGAAATGACGGCAAGTTTCTGCCGGATGGTGCGGATACCCTCAGTGATCCGGCGCTGCATCTCCGGACGGGGATTACGCCAACCGCTTGCGTAATGGGTGAGCTGCTGGAGGTTGATGCCCGTGGCCTCAGAAAGCGCCTTGCGGGTGATAAATGCCTCCGAATACTTCAGTTGGGCCCTCGTGGTCAGATGCCATTCTGGCTCCCACTCTCCGGAGAACTCTTCAGGAACGGGGTCCCCGTCTTCCTTCATCCAGTCTATATGCTGCCGGAGAGCATCAAGCATCTCCACCTTGACGGCCTCCAGTGTCTTGCCTGTCGCGATGCAGGCGATGTCCTCATTTTCAGTGCAGGATGCGTAGTTGTGCCCATCCCAGTCAATTTTTATACCTACCATATTTGCCATAAATCTCTCTTTTTTGCAGGGTGGCTATTTCCACCCTGCCTGTTTGAAAATACTGTTTAACAACTCCTGACTCAAGCTGTCGCTTGGTTTGCCTCTTATGGTGACCTTTCCGGGCTTGTCAGGATGTGTGAACTGCCTGTGGTCTCCTCTCCAGTTCTTGATTCTCCATCCGTCCTGTTCAAGAAGTTTGATGATCTGACTTACTTTGTACCTTTTCATTTCCTGTTTGTTTGGTAATGCAAAGATATATATTTTTATATCATTATCCAAGATTTTCACGAGAAATTTTTCTATTATTTTTCGCAAGTTTTCTTGTATAAAGGGCGCTTGGGGCGAAACATTTCCGGCCTGATGTATGGCAGCTTCATGTAGATTGTAGTCACCTCCGGGCAGTCGTTGCGCTCGATGCATGTGTAGTTCATCCCGTTGGCCGTCTTCTCGCCCTTCAGGCAGTAGCCCTGAGAGTAATATTTACAGTTCTTGTAGTCCATTTCTTAGTTGAATTTGTTTACCATATCTCTCTCATTTTTTTGATATGGCTGTATCTTGATTCTTAGAATACTCAAAGACCTTTCCAACGATTGCATTAACTATCTCAATCTTTGACATCGCAAAGATGTCTCCTATCTCATAAAGTACATAATTAGCACACTTCCGCCAGCTTCCCAATTCAGCAAGGCTTGGCATTTCCTTCAAGTCGGAAGCCTTCTCCAACATCATCAATTCTTGGAGATATTTTCCGCTTATAATCTCTCTGCTTGACCGCCCCCTTGTTACTACCCAAATGCCTTCAGGGAGGTCGTTATTGAAGCAGTTGGTGGATACAGGAACATACTTTCCATTAATCCTCCTGAAAAGGGTATCAACCATATCAAAATCGGGAATTTGATACTCCTCATATCTGCCCTTTTCGTTTTTTGTGTAGAGTTTCTGTTTCATATAACTAATCGTTGAATTTGTTTACCATATCATCAAGCCAGCGCCTGACATTGTTGTAATTTGTACTCCGGAAGCGGTATCTGTGCCCGTGATATCTGATTTCAGCCACCCATCGGAGCCGCTTCGATGGTGTTCCATAGACGTGCAGCTCTGATCCGCCACGCCCGTGCCTGAGTCCAGGATTGTTCTGCTCGGTATAAATACATCCCTTTCTGGTCATGTCAATAGGAGTTAATTAAGTCTTTGAGGCGACTTATCAGGACTTTGTCTAGATCCCAACCCTCAATCAATGCAACCCTTTTGCTGAAGTCGATTTCCTTTTTGAGCCGAGCGATAATATCCTCGTGAGCTTGAAGTTCTACAGCCCTTGAATCAAACGGAGGCTTTTCTGGCTCTGGATGCGTAACGTAAGAGGATACTGAAAGGTTGAATCCATTGGCCTCGATGTCGCTGATTAGGATGTCTCCACTTATCCCGTGTTCCATATCAACGAAGCGGATGGTGTTCCTGTTGCCCCGATTCTTCTTCATCACAATGAGGCAGGTAGCTATGTTCGTATCGTCAAAGAATCCTCCAGGAATATGGTGTATCTCTTCTATGACGTTTATCCTGACCAGCCATTCTCGGATCTTTCCTTCTCTTTGGCCACGATACAGTATTCCTGGAAAACCAAGACAAGCGGCCACGCCATCTTCAGAGAGCATATATAGAATGTGCAACAGGAATGCGTAGTCAGCTTTGCTTCTTGGTGGAAGGCATGGCGCTGCTATAAAGCGAGCGTCATGACTGGCTATCTTGCCTGGCTCCCAACTGACTGAGAACGGTGGGTTCGCTACGATGCCACGAAATTTCTTATCGAGAAAAGCTGGCTCCAAGAGGGTGTCTCCAGCTGCGATATGTGCATTCTTGAGGTTCCTCTGTGTTTCCTCGGCCTGCATTGTGTTTAACTCTTGGCCATATTTGACAACGTCGTCTCCAAAAGCAGATAGAAGCGCACCACTGCCGCAAGTCGGATCGTACACTTCCTTTACATCCGAGGGGATGAATTGCTTGATGATTTCAGCGAGCTTTGAATCTGTATAGAATACACCGTGCTCCTTATAATCGTTTCTCAGCTGCTTCAAGCTCTTGCTCTGGTCCATACTCTTATCATTTAATCCTCAGTATAGCCTGCGCATGCTTTACTGCAGCACATGGTCTCCTCTCCTGTCAGCATACAGATCTCTCCGTCCTCATACTCATTGAAGTAAACGCAGCTGAAGCATTCAGCGTAGTCGATGTCGGCAGCCTTCATATATTCCATAACTACACCCTCTCTGATAAACAAAGTACGACATCACCTACCACGACATCAGCCAGATCAACAAACCTGCGACAACTGCCCGTTGCCAGCGGATTGTAGGCGTTTGTTCTCGGATTCGGGCTGACATACATCACGGTGTTCTCATCCAGCCTTACCGGTATCAGCTGGTCTTCCTTCCGGATGTCATGATCTTCCGGAATATCATTCACACGCCGTGAGATGATTCCGCTCTTGATGCGGTAGTCGGCTCCGTCTATCCTCGCCATCAGGGACTTCCTGTGGCCATTGTATTTGGCCAGGCAGGTGTCGTCAACAGTGTTGTAGAGGTGTTTTGCTACCTCGTAGTTTTCGGCGGACTCATAGAGCTCATCGTCGATAAAGATTACATACATGTTCATTTCTTGAAACTTTTGAAATTATATTTGATATAGTCGTTATACTCTTCATTTCACATATACTTCGTTATCTTCAACGAGCCTCATCAGGACTCCGAGTGTGGAAATGCGGACAAACTCAGTACTCCACATTCCTATATATGGCCCGAGGTGGACCTTGTAGAGCACGGGCCTTCCCATTACAAGGTCAGTCTTGCGGGCAAGGCGCAAACCTTCAGGGACCTCATCGTAATACCACACTGGCCACGACTTCCCGCCCATCCAAATCCTCAGAAATCCTTTCACCGGCTCGCTCATCAGAACATAGGCTTTTCATCCTCATCCCGTGGTACTCCGAGTTCCGGAGCCTCCTGCAGAGCGCTTCCCCCCTCGTCCCCCAGAGAGCGGTCGAACGATGCCAGAATGACGCCGGCATCCAGATTGTCGTCTTTGGTCGTGTCGATGTAGAAATAGTATCGGTCCTGGCCCTTCACCTTGCGGCGTATGTCGCAGCGCTCGCGCTCGGTTTTCGTCAGCAACATACACTGCGGATTGAAGACCCAGTCCTTGTATTCGCAGAAGAGCTGAAGCTTCCGCTTGAAGGATGTCGGCTTCATGTTCTCCGCAATCACCTTCGGGAGGGTGTTCTTGTAATCCTGGAACACAACGCTCGTCTCCTGGAACTGGTTCAGGCGCTCGTTGGTGAAGTAGTCCTCCGCCCAGTTCAAGAACTCCTGCGTCATCGCCTTGCGCAGGTTCCTCATCTCGATCGAGCGCATTGAAGGCTGGATCCTCTCCCGGTACTGCTTCCACACTACTACGCAATTCAGCATGAAGTTGTAGAAGTGGTTCATGTCTTCAGCATCGTAGTCCTGTATAAGGGTCCTCTTGAACTCCATATCCGGGCTGCGATGGCTGAGGCCCTTGCTCGCATCCTCGGAGTGGTAATAGTTCGAGAAGGCGGCAAACCAGGTCCTGCGCTTCAGGGAACCGTCAAAACCGGTGATGGCATGGTTGGATGAGAAGCTGACCTTCGGGCTTTTTGAGTAGTCCAGAGTCACCTTGTCGGCATATTTTGCGTTGATCTCCATCTTTCCTGTAATCCAGTTCATGAAGTAGTGCAGGTCCACCTTGGCATTAAGGTCATCGATGTAGATGGTATCAGTGTAGCCCGGCTTCACCTGCTGGAGGATGAAGTCCATCTTGTCCGACTTCACCGCACGGCCGTCGATATAGACCTGCTTCCGTAATTTTTCTACGGCTCCCAGGAGAATGGATTTACCCGTGCCTCCGCGGTGCTCTCCCTCGTCTCCCATCTCAGTCTCCATAGCATAAACGCCGTAAGGCTTGGCCATATCCTTGTGCTTGCTGAGCATATATCCCAGAGCCGCCACCTTGGCCACGAAATTAAGGTCCTGCTCCGCCAGCTGCTCATCTGTGAGGGCGTAGCCGCGCTCCTCCTCCTGCCAATATACGCGGCCCGTGTTATAGACGAACTTGAGCCAGTCGAAGTCGGGCTTGAGGATGTCGAGCTTCCAGCGCTCCGTATCTTTCACTGCGTCAATTTCCTTCTTCTTATCTATATAGCTGGGGGTGCGGGGCGTGAGGCGGGCAAGTTCGGCCACCAGCTTTGCGTAGGCTGGAGTTCTCGTGACGCTGAAATATGGTTCCTCAGCGCGAAAGTCGTGCTGGATGATCTTGTCTTCGTAGGTCATGAACTTGCAGTCGGAGGCCTTGACGGTCTCTATCCCGTCCTTGGATACGCGGACAATGGCGTTCCGGAAGAAAAAGTAGTCGGCATCGGCCGTGAACGCATCAAAGTTTGGGGATACGCGCTTGAGATTGCTCAGAGAGTCCTTGGACACCTGCGCGCTCCTGAAGAGCTTATTGATGAGCGCCTGCCGGAAGTAGTGCGGGTGCTGCTCCAGGTATTCCCTCATCGCACCCATACAGCGCACCTTAATCTCATCGTCCGGGACGATTTCCACCCTGTTGTTGTTGATGTGGCAGAAGGTGTATGATCGCCCCGGGTCGTTGATGGTATAGTAGCCCAGAGCCTGAAGGAAGGAGTACATCTGGATGTTGTTCACATCGTAGGTCATGTTCTCCTTCTTGTCCTTGGTCTCGGACCAGAACTTGAGCCCCACGGAGAGCTTTATGGCATTGTCGAAAATATTGTCTATATCTCCGAGCGCCGGCTTGCGGTAGTGCACGAAGAAGTCCTTGGCATCCTTACAGGGCTTTCCGCGACGCGTCCTGAAGGTAGGGAGGTCTGCCGGAAGGTTGATGATCTTGATGTCTAGGAAGTCGAGTGCAATCTTCTGCATCCTCTCCATACCGGTGTTGTCAATGTCGTAGAGGATGTAGATGTTCTTCGAAATCTTCCGGAGCGTGTTGAACTGCGTGACGCTGAGGTCGGCGGTCTCGCTGTTGAGCCAGCATACGTGATGGCCTGCCCGCCTGACATTCAGAGCGTCCGATGGGCCTGAGCAGATGATGAGCTCTTTCCAGGTCAGGTCCTGCTCTTTGCTCTCTTCGTCGTTGGGGTCTGCCGGCACCAGGAACGGCTTGTCTTCGGTGCTGTCTTTAGCTTTCTGGTACATCTTCAGGAAGTCCTTTTCTCCGAGGATGAGGTCCTGAGGCTTCTCTCCCACCCAGAGGAAACGGGTCTCTCCGAGAGGCGTATAAATCTTACCGAAACTGCCGTAGTCGTAGTAGTATATCGGGTAGCCCTCCGTTGCGATGATGCGCCAGGAGTCGCCCTTGGCGTTGCGTTTCGTGGTGAAGGAGACTAGCGGCACCAGGTTGAACATATCACAGACCTCCTGCGTTATCTTATACCCGAGCAGCTCCAGCTCCGATGCCGTGAACTTGCCTCCCTTGCGCCTTTCCACGGTGATGGAGTCCTGCCCGGGCTTCTTCTCCATTCTGGGCTTCGGGGTGCCCGGAACGGGTCCGGAATGGTCCGCAAGGAGCTCCGGCGCGA